CCACCGCAAGATTGAAGCCGAGGGAATTCAAAAACCCGTCCCCACCGTCACAGGAATTTTGCAGCCCATTGAAAATGAGGAATTTTACTTTGACCACGACGCCGCAGAGAAGCCGATCCGCTTCATTGAAAAATTTGTCAGACACTTTGAAGGAAAATGGGCGGGTGAGCAGATACGCCTGCTCGATTGGCAGAGGCAGCTAATCGAAACGCTGTACGGGTGGAAGAGACGGGACGATTCACGCCGCCGATTCACCGAATTATTTTTAATTTCAGGAAAGGGTTCAGGGAAAACCCCGCTACTTTCCAGCATCCAAACCTTTGAACTTTTCGCAGGAGGCGAACCCGCAGCGCACATCGTCAGTATGGCCAGCGAATATAAGCAGGCGAATCTGACAATGGACTTTGCAAAGAAGGCGATTGCCCAGGACAAAGATCTTCAGGCGAGATCGGAAGTGACCCAATACGAAATCAGAATCCCACGGACTAACAGCAAGTGGACCACCCTGTCAGGAACCTTTTCAGGGAAGGCCGGTTTCCGCCCCTCTTGTCTAACCGTTGACGAGGTTTGGGAACTTAAAACTTCAAAAGCCGTCGATTCAGCCAAGGCGAATCTGTTCAAACGCCGCCAGCCCCTCTTGCTAATGGCAACCAACGCCGGAGAGACACGCACAGGGTACTGCTACGATTGTTACCTTGCCGCCAAAGCCGTGTTAGACGGCACGAGCAAGAGAACCGACCTACTTCCAGCGATCTTTGAGGCCCCGGAAACGCTCGAATGGGACAGCGAAGAAGCCGCCAGAGCCGCCACGCCATCCATTCCCGAGGTGTTTTCGTTCGATTCCCTACGCCCAAAGATCGTAATTGCGAGGGAATCACCGTCAGAAGAAGCCGATTACCGCCGCAAACATCTTTCCCAATGGGTGCAGGGAGGGAAAACGAAGTGGTTAGACGTGAATCTGTGGGATGAATGCACGGCAAAAATTGACGCCGAACAGATAGCTGGCGCCGGTTTGTACGTCGGAGCCGACTTTTCGCAGGGAGACGACTGGACATCCATCGCATACGTTTGGGTTACGCCCGCAAAAATGTATCTGAAAACAAAATCATGGACCACCAGAGCGAACGCAAACAAGTATGAGGCCCAGGGAGCGGGACACTACAAAAAGTGGGAGGCCGAGGGCGACATCGTGATCCTCCCTGACATCGTGATCGGGGGAGCCGCACGACTGGCCATCGCAAAAGAAGTGATCGAGACGGCCAAGCCCTTCAAGCTTCAGTGTATCGCTTTCGACCGCTATCTGTCAGATGAGGCGACAGCAGCATGGGAGGCCGCTGGGATTCGATGCGAGAGAATTGGCCAAGGTTACGGAACCAGCCCAGGATGCCAAGAACTTGACCGCCGCCTCAAGGAAAAATCCATTCAGATCGAGCCGAGCGGAGCGACACGAGCAGCCGCCGAAGCCGTTGAGACACGCAGCGATGAGAGGGGGAACTTTTGGGTAGCGAAGACCGGCCAAAAAAATTCCTATGCAGGACTGCGCAGCCAAAAGATAGACCCCATCGCCGCCATCGTTACCGCCCTAGTCGAAGCCCGCCGCCACAACTTTTCCGCAGCACAAAGACAATGGCAGGGGAACGTCTGGGTTCTGTGAGCTTGTCCCCTAGATACCAGCACAATGCCAGCAATTTCCCAACCCGTCGGTGCAATGGGATCGACCGGGTATCTTATTTACGACGTAGCGACCCCCGGAGTAATCGGCCCATCGGTTGTAAATTCATACACGACCTTGAGTATCCCGGCATACTGGCGAGCGATGGATTTTCTGGCCGGGAATCTGGCGAGCTTCCCCCGAGCCGTGAGGAAAAACGGAACGGAAGTAGCCCACCGCCTTGACAAACTGTTGAAGCGAAAGCCCAACGATTATCAGGATGCCACCACGTTTTGGCGCACACTTTTTTTCCACCGTTCGCATTACCTAAATGCTTTCGCAGAAATCGAGAGGGATAAACTTTTCAATGTCGCCGCCTTGCACAATCGCCTGCCAGAGCAGACCGCACCGTTCCGCTATCTGGACGACGACGGCAATATCTCGCAATGGTATTTCGTCGGAGGTTTCCGCCCGCACGTTGTCAATTTCGCCGACATGATCCACTTGAGCGGATTGAGCTACGACGGGATCGGCGGGTTCAATCCGGTTTTCGTTTTGGCCGAAGCTTTCGAGCGCAGCCGCTTGCTAGACCGCTACGTCACCCGTTTTCTGGTGAAGGGTTCAGTAGTCCGAGGGAGTATCGAAATCCCCGCAGGAGCGAGCAAGGACCAGCAGGAAACCATCGTCAATACGTTGCGGAAAAAGTTTCAGGGAGCCGACGCCGAAAGCGACCTGCTTGTCCTATCCGACGGAGCGACGTTGAACAACAAAACACTTTCGCCGCAAGAATCGCAGCTAATCGAGCAAGCGAACTACGCCACGAAACAGATAGCACAAATCACCGGAGTACCGCCGCATTTTCTTTTTGACGATTCCGAGGGGAAATACAACTCGAACCCGGCCCAGGCGGGAGAGGACGTAGTGAAGTGGTGCTTCCGCACCCGCATTGAAGAGGCCGAGGACCAACTCGCAAAACTTTTGACCGACCAAGAGCAAGACGGCGGGTTTACTATCCACCTTGACCCGACCTGCCTATTGCGAGGCGACGTTGTGAGCATGAGCAACGTAGTGACGCAACAAATTTCCCAACGGGTAATCACGCCGAACGAAGGCCGCAAAGTTTTGGGTTATCCCGAGAGTGACGACCCCCAAGCCGATACGTTGAAGTTAGCAGGCGACACCAGCCCTGCAGCGCCGCAAATTCCAGACATGCCCGTCAAGAATGCAGCCCAGAATAATCTGGAACAATTCGGAGCCGTTATCGCAGACGCCGCCCAACGAGTAGAAACGAAAACCGAAAAGGCGACCGCAACAGCCCGGCAGAAATTTTCCAACGACCCCGAGGGATGGGTGAGATGGTCAAACGTATTCACCACGGAGCAAGCCGGGTACGTCGCCGCAGCACTGGAACCCATTGCCGAGACGATCCGAGATACCGGATATGAATGTCCGATTGACCCCGCCGACATCGGCGAGCGATACGCCGCCCAGGTGAGAACGTATCACGCTCGAATGATCCGAGGAGAAGAATCGACGCCACCGGCCCTAACTATTCTGATCGACAGCAAAGGAGCCGAGTGAAGAGTGAACAATTCAGCAAACGCCAGCAATTCGCAGCCTTTCCGGGAAGCAAAATAAAGATAACCCGTCGGACCTTTGCCGACGGCCAAGAGGGAACCACCATTGCAGGCTATCCGATCCTATGGAATGCAATCAGCAGCGACCGGGGGGGATACAAGGTTAAGCTTGCCAAGAATTCCGCCACTTTCACCGCACCCACTTTAGCCCTATGGGCGCACGACTTTTCCCGCCCGCTTGCCAGCACAGCGAACAACAGCCTGCGAATCGGAGCCGCCGACGACGTAGGGGTTCCAATCGAGATCGACCTGCTTACCACCACGACCACCGGAGCCGACGCCGCCGCATACATCGCCGCCGAGATGGTAACGGGAATGAGTTTCAGTATGGCGAACGGGTTCGAGGATTACAGCGAAGCCGAGCAAGACGACGAGACGATATTGACGGCCACGAAGTACACCGTGGACGAAATCACCGTTTGTATCAACCCCGCATTCATCGAGACGACCATCGGGATTAAACCCGATGAACAGCCCGCATTGACGTCGACACATGGGGGAATGTCACGACTTGCCCAGGCGAAAATAAAAATGTGGCGAGCGACCCTAGATAGTTTGGCCATGTGATCCGGCAGAGCTTCGGAGCAACACGGGAACCAGACGAAACCAGACGATCCGAAGGGGGACCGCATGAATCTATCAACACTCCGAGACGAATACACCACGCTTCACACCGCAGCTAACGCCGCACTCGAAAAATTTGTCACCGAAAAACGTGACCCAACCGCAGAGGAACAGACCGAACACGATAAGCAATTTTCGAGGATGAAGCAGATTAAGCAACAGATGGACAAGGCCCAGGAGCTTGCGTCTATCGCCTTCAACGATAAGGCAGAGAACGTAGAGCTTCCCAAGGAAATCCCAGGACGTGCAGAGAAGGAACAAGTCGAGATTAAAATCGGCCACACTTTCGACGCAAAGACTTTTGACCGCAAAGAATTTGCCAAGGCCCTGAACAAGTGGGCAATCACTGGCGACATGCCGAGCAAGTTTGCAACAATCACCTCGGCAACAGCTTCTGGCGTTTTGCTCCCGACCGACGTGGAATCCGTCATCGTTCCATCCGCACCGAATACGATCCGTGAAGCCCTTGCAATCTATGACCTTGAGAGCTTCAAAACGCCGGGAACCGAGACTATCAACTTGCCCGTTGCCGATGCAACCGCTGGCGGAGTAGTCGCCGAAACAGCCAACAGCGAAACCGAAAACGAACCTGCATTCACCGAGACAATCGCCTTGCCGGTTTCAACTTATCAATCGGGTAGTTCGTGGTTCAGCAACAAAGAACTAATGGCCGTCAATTTCGACCTGATGAGCGCCACCTTGCCCGCCCTTGCTTACTCGAAAGAGCTTGGACTGGAGAGCAACATCTTCTCCACGATGATAGCCGACGGGGGAATCACCCAGAGCGTAGCGACAGCGACCGTTAGCGGGTACACCTATGCCAATCTGGTGAGCCTTAATCGTGCATTGCCGAAGAAATTCAACGGGATGAAATTCATCGTATTGGGCAAGAACGCTTACACCGCTGCGGAAAACTTGACCACCACAACCGGATACCCGATTTTGAACGCCCTTGATCCGCAAAACAGCAGCCTGAAATATTTTAACGGGACGCCTGTACTGTGGAGCGATTACCTTTCAGGTTTTGGCGCAAATAACGTGGTGGGATTGATTATCTCTCACATGGGATTCCGTTTGCGAGACTGCGGACAAGACCAGGTACAGCGATACACGCAGTACCCAGGACGCCCAGCACAGACCGGGTTCAATTTGTATGGCTTCCACAGTTTCGGTTATGCCGACACTGCCGTTGCCAAATTGACCTGCCCAGCCTCATAACGCACTCATTGTGCCTTCCGTAGTGAAGCAACGAAAACGCCAGACCCTAAAAAGTCTGGCTTTTTTTGTTGGGGATTACTCTAGATACATCATGCCCACGAAACGAATCGTAATGACCCAAACCCTATCAGAAGATCGGCAAGTTTTTACCGGAGAAAAGGAATACGACCTTGACGAGGTGAAGGCCGACCAATTTATCCGAGCCGGGATAGCACTGGAAGTGAAACCGGAACCCGTTGAAGTGAAGCCCGAACCCGTGAAGAAGAGGGGGAAATAATGTGGAGCGGAACCAGACCGACTAGCCCACCGCTTTTGACCTATCCGCAGCTTGCCGCACAACTGCGGATAGACGACTTCGACGAGCAGACCTACATCATGGACCTACTGGACGCCGCCACGGAGTACGCAGAGCAAGCCCTCGATTCCAGCCTTTTGACCAGGACAATCACCGCCACCTATTACACGTCGCAGACTTTCGATATGTACCCCGGATTATTTTGGGGTTATGAGAAACGTCTGGTACTCCCGAGAGGCCCCGTATCGGCCATCCAGAGTATCACCGATGCCGACGCCAACAATATCACGCAATACCAGCTTCAGCGCCACGGGTTCACCGATGAAGTGTCAATCCGCCAGACCTACACCGCACCCCTGACAATCGTTTACACCGCAGGATACGGGGACACCGCCGCCGACGTGCCAGCAGACATCCGCCTCGCACTGCGGACACATGTAGCTTCGCTTTGGCGCACGAGGGAGAGTATCAGCGACCGCCAGATGATTCCGACCCCGCAGAGCCTTGCCGACTTTTACGCCCGCAGGAATCGCACAGCACCAGTAGCCTAAAATGTACGTTCAATTCCTAGAGAACATTGCGACCGCCGACGCTTGCTTCGTCGCTGGTGAAGTGTACGAAATGTGGGACGCAAAAGCCGCCCAAATGATCCGAGGGGGAGTAGCCATACAAACCGACCGCCCCCCCGACTACGCCGCCGAACTTTATGAACTACTGGAAGAAAGCAAAGGCGAAAAGGTAATTTTCTTGCCGCCCGCTGGCTGGGAATTCGGACATATCGTGATGTCTTTTGTCAGGATTGTTCACTTCCACAAGGCAGCCGAAAAAGTTGTTTGCATCCGCCCAGGCTGGGAACCCCTCTTTCCGACCGCCGATAGCTTTGAATATGACTGGGAAGATCCTTTTCCCGACGCCAAAGTGATCGGCACGAATCGAGAGACACCCCTCGAATGGCCGGAACTGATCGGCAAATATCCCGACCACATCCCCATCGAGCTATCTGGAATGACCCTTGAGCAAGAATTCCACTGCATACACGCCGACCAGCCGATCTTCTTCACGCCGAAAAAGATCGGATTGCCAGCCGTCGATTTCCTTTTGGGGGTGAGAGCGAGGCCGGAGAATGCGCCCGAAAGAAATTGGAAGCACTGGCCGGCGATTGCCCAGGCTATCACCGACGCCGGGAAGAGTTTCGCAGTGATTGGGGGAGCTTCTGGGAGCTTGGACGTTGACGGCCAACTATTCCACACCCGAGGGAACACGGACGCCGCCATCGAAGCCCTACAGCAGCCGGGAGCCGTTTACGTCGGGACAGATAGCGGCGGTTCACACCTTGCATCGACTGTCGGGACAAGAATGATCGTCTTCCGCAACACCAACACGACCGCCCGCAACTTTTTGCACCGAATGGCCCTGATAAATTCGCCAGAGAGCCGAGGCCCAGGCCCCGACTTTATTGAAATCCCCCACGGCTGGGATGATCCGAAGCACATTATCGAAATGCTCGCATTGTCCCACTAGATACGGGGATGCCAGCAGACACCATTCCAGCAGGCGACCGCCGCCACAGGGTAACGATTGCCAGACGTTCCAGCAGGACGGACGGTTCAATGGAATCCGTTGCGACTTGGACCCCCACCGAGAAACGATGGGCACAAATCAGACCACTATCAGCCCGTGAGCTTCTCCTTCTGGGAGATAGCCAGAACATCGAGGAAGTGACCCACACAATCACCATGAATTTCACCAAAAATATTTCCCACAAAGACCGAATTTTGTACCACGGACGCACGTTCGAGATATCCGGGATTATCAACGTGGGTGAACTTGACAGAGAGCTTCAGCTAACGTGCATCGAGCGAATTGGGGGAGTATGGCAGGATTAAAATTGAAGATTGACGGGGTGGACAAACTGATAAAGGAATTGCAGAAACTCGGAAGCGAGGCGACTGCAAAGAAAATTGCCCGCAGAGCCGCAACCGCCGCCATACGCCCGATGCGATCCGCCGCCCGTGCATTAGTCCCGAGCGACACGGGGAGCTTGAAAAAATCCATTGCGTCAAAAGTGAGCGTGAAGGGTTACGGGATTTCCGCCATCGTTGGCTCGGACACATCGGTTCTAAAAACCGGAGAGAAGGCGAGCGAACCGGACGAAGGCCCACGAGCCGCCCGTACTCTCGCACTCACATTGTTCGGCCACGTCAGCCCAGGCGGGAAAGTGATTCCGGGCAACAATTTCCTCGCCGAGGCATACGAGCAATCCGCCAGCGAGGCACAACAGATATTCGCCGACAAACTTGAAGAAGGAATTTGGAAAGAGATCGGGGGGGGATGAATGAACCAGAGCAAATTACAATGAAGCAATATATTGACACTCGAATCGAGGAACTCGACAAGCGAACCGCCGACAATTTCAAGGGGGTAAAGGAAGCCGTCGCATCCGCCCTTGCAGCAAAGGGGACAGACAAAGCCGAGCATACCGGAGATTATGCGATTTACATCGCCGTGGGTTCTCTAATTCTAACTGGCGTTTTTGCGATTATCACAACTGGCATAGCCCTGTACGCTTTGCACGTCACGAAGTAAGGGGGAGCATGAGCCTTGAGAGCGACCTTTCAACACTACTGCAAACGAACACCGCTTTAACCGCACTTGTCGGAACTCGCTTTCAATACGCTTCCGATCCGCAAGACCTTGCCCTTCCCAAAGTGACGATAGCCAAAATCCAATCGACCGACTTTTACAGCAATGACGGCCCGATAGGTATGGTGAATGCACTTCTCCAGATTGATTGTGTGAGCCTTCAATTAAACCAAGCGAAAGCCGTAGCCGCCCAGGTGAAGGGGACGTTGCGGGGATTTTCCGGGACCACTGGCGCAACCACAATCGGCATGATTTCCATGAGTGACGAAAGAGATATCCCGGAACCGCTGGACGCTGGCCGGGAGAAACCTTGGCAAAAAGTGGTACTCGCTTTCCTAGTCTCATTTTTCGATTGAGCGCCACTAGATAAGTTACCAAACAAAAGGGGACACATGGCGAGTACCGCAACACTGGGTTATAAATCGACGTTAAAAGTATCGACTGATGGGAGCACATTTAATTTTGTCGCACAAACGCTTGACCTGAACAGCCCCGAGGGTGAGCTTGCCGTCGTAAAAATCACCAACAACGACTCGCCAGCATACTCGCAGGAAAAAATCGCTGGCCTTTTCGAGCCGGGGAATATGAGTTGGGAAGTCGT